CGTTGCTATACCTGGGTATGCTCCTATATACGCAGACTTAAATGACCCAGAGACTATGGCTAATGGTTTTAAGCAACGTTTAATGCGTGACGTTCCTATACCTAACGGTGACGAGTTGGACCGCGTTGGCATTTTTGTCGACCAATTTTGCGAACGCTTTCTGCATATTGTCACCCCGTGGCCTTTTGAAAGGTGGAAAAATTCTCTGAATTTTCCACAAAGCCATTTGGATTTGTTGGACAGAGCACATGAAGAATTGCACGGAGGGTGCTCAACACGAAAACAACGTCAGCATGTCGACGGTTTTGGTAAAGTAGAGGGCATGAATACTTGGAAATGGCCTCGGTGGATAAATTCTCGTAGTATATGGTGTAAGGTTTGGGCTGGTCCAAGGTTTAAAGCAATTGAGGAGCTAGTATATTCTTTACCTTGGTTTATTAAACATGTCCCCGTTCCTGACCGACCTCGTTATGTTAGTCAACTGGAGCATGCTGGCCGCCATTATTACGAGACAGACTATACAGCCTTTGAGAGCCATTTTACCCCTAAAATAATGCGAACAATTGAATGTCGAATATACCGTTATTGTTTGCGAAATGATCCTCATATTGACCTTCTTATTTCAATGCTTTTAGGGGTGAATAAAATACATACTCGTATTGGCATGTCAGCTAAGTTAACTGGTCGTCGCATGACTGGTGAAATGTGCACTTCTTTGGGTAATGGACTTACGAATTTAATTTTAATATTGTATTTAATAAGCCGTAAAGGTTATGACCCTTATAAAGACTTTGACGGACTTATAGAAGGCGATGACGGCTTATTTTCCTCACCGGTGGCCTTAGACCCTAAAGACTTTTTAGGCTGCGGTTTTACAATTAAAATTAAAGAAGTACAACGACCTAATGAAGCTCATTTTTGCGGAATGATTTTTAGCCAAAATAACGAAATTATTCGCGACCCTCGTCGCTTTATGCGTAATTTTGGCTACACTCACTCAATGATAAATGCTGGCCCTAAAATTATGGACCAATTGTTGCGAGCTAAGGCCTTATCGACTGTTTATGAAACTCCACAATGTCTTATTGTTTCTAAATTAGCTCGTTATGCATTGAGCCGCACCAGACATGTACAACCCCGTTTTATTAATGACGGGTTTCATGCCAAACCCCCCGACGAGTTTGTTATTAAGGACTTTAATCCAAGTTACGAGACGCGGTTATTATTCGCTAAATTATATGGAATTTCTTTAGCGGACCAATTGTTAGTTGAAGGTGCAATTGAGCAAGG